CGATCACGCGCGGGTTGCCGCCGCCACCGAGCAGCACCGCGAGGTCGCGGCCGTCAGTCGTGTCGGGCAGCGTCGCCTTGACCAGCAGACCGCGGCCGTCCTCCTCGAGCGTCATCGTCTTGGAGCGGGTCGACGCCAAGGGGCGCGCCGCGTCGTGATTGACGAGGAGGAAGACGTTGTTGCGGGACTTGAGCGACCGGGCGAAAGCACCAGGGGCGATGGTCTCGGTGAACGGCAGGGGCTCGCTCGGAGAGTTGAAGACTGCCGCGTATCCCTCGAAGCTCATGCCTTCGGGGGCTTCGCGGACCTCAAGGTCATCGACGGTGAAGGTGCGGGTTTCCATCTGGCTCATCGGCCCTCCTAGACCTGGGCGTTCTCGGCCGGCTGCAACTGGTTCGACGCCAGGCCCGTGTGTGGCATTGCTGGCAGCCCGAGCGCGGACAGCACAGCTGCAGGCTCGTAGCCAGACTGGACAAGTTTCGCGGCCATTTCGACGCGCTCGCGCTCCTCCACGATCCCGGCAGAAGCGACGGCGATATTGGCGAGCGGGACCCGCGGGTTGTCGCCGCCGTCAACCGGGCGAAGATCCATCAAGCCGCGGGCCTCGTTGACGCTCATGTACCCGGCCTGCAGTGCGGTAGAGAACACCTGCGCCTGCGTGGCCGAGTCGCCCCGGAGAAGCCCGTCCATGTTGACGCGCAGGAAGACGTCGCCGGGGAGGAGGCGGTTGTGGGCCTCCTCGATGGCGGCGATGAGCGGGGTGAGCGAGTAGCGGGTGAACTGGATGGCGTTGTGCTCCACCGAGGCGTAAGACATGGCGCCGGGAGTGTTCAATCCGATCATGCTGGGAGGGCAACGAAAGACCCTAGCGACCTCTTCCACGGCGAACTGGCGGCTCTCAAGCATCTGAGCCTGCTCGCCATCCGACCCCGTCTTCACAAACTTCGCCCCACCCGACAACACACCCGGACGGTGAGCCTTCTTCAGCCCCTTGTGCCCAGCCTCAAAAGCGTCGACAAGATCCTTCGCCTGCTCCTGCGTCAGGTTGCCAGGGAACTCAATCATCCCCGAAGTGTTGGCACCGTTGGAGAAGTAGCGCGACGCGAACTCATCAAGCGCCTTCGCCAAGCCGAGCGTCTGCTTCAGCTCGTCCACCCGGCTCACACCCTTGAGCGAGCCAGGGCGGCGCATCTCGGGAATGTAGAGCACGTCCTCGCCGGGCAGAATCGCCTGGCCGCCGTCAATGACGAACTCGCGCAGGCGCGTCTCACGGTTCCGACGAATGTCCACCCGCGTCGGGTCAAGCGGCTGAAGTGCCACAATCTCGCCGTTGCCGTTGCGGAGGATCTGCACCACCGCGCCATGCGACAGCAGCATGGACACGACGATCTGCTTGTAATACTCGATCCGGCTGGAGCCGGGGCCCTCGGGCTCGTACACCCAAGCGGGCCGCGGCCGGTAGGGAAGCCGGTTGCCGTCGCGGCGAATGAACGTGTCCACCGGCAAAGTCGAGATCGTGTCAGACAGCAGGCGGACGCAAGCGTAGGCGGCGCCGATTTCAAGGGCGTTCTTCTGGTTGACGACCGTGCCAGCCCAAGTGGCGAAGCCCGAGACGTCAATGCCGGAGCCCCAGACCTGCTGGTAGGAGAGGTTCCGCTCCTCCATCGGCTGACCGCCGAACAAGTTAGCGAGCATCAAAGGCCTCTCTCAAGCGCGACACCGAAAGCCAGGCCGCAGACCCCAGCGACAACGAACCCGAGCCAAGGCGCCACAAGGGCGCACCCGACAATGAGCGCAGCGCAGCCAGCGATCTGCAAAGCAAGTGCGATGCGCATATGGCTCCTAGACTGAGAAGAAACTGGCGACAGGTGCTTCGGGCTCCGCCTCACGGCGATGAGTAGCCCGGTCAAAAGCGATGATGGCCGCAACCGCGGCGTCAATCTTGCGAGGAGAGCCCCGGTGCTCTTTGACTACGCGGGGCCCTTTTGCGTCGTGCTTGATGACGCAGTGCGATAGGTGCCTGGCAAGAGCGGGAGCATGATCGTGCGCGACCTGGCCCGATACAACCGCATCAAAAAACTTGGCCGTTGATGGCACCATGCGAGCTGGGCTGCTCGATGGGTACTCAGTAATCGGAACCCCGGCCTCGGCCAGCGCCTCCATGCTGCGCTGCCAACGGAACGGGTCGCACGCAACCTCAACCACATTGAGCCGGCCGCACATTTCCAAAATCCGAGCCTCAACCCCGCCAATGTCCACCCGCCAGTCATCACGGTCGGTGGGCTGCTTCTCCCACATATCAACCAGCCAGACGCGCGGGGTCTCCTCAATCGTCACGCCGACAATCGCCGTCGTATCCCCAGAGAACGAACCATCAAAGCCAAGCACGACCGGGGTGCCGTCATCCACCGGCGCCATCGTCGGCAACTCGTCCCAAGAGCCGTGCGGCAACCAAGCCTGCTGCGAGGACACGAAAACGTTGGTGCGCTTCGTGCGGAACTCCGCCTCCGGGGTTCGCTTCACCGAAGACTCAAAGTCCTCGGGGTCTTGAATGTCGCCATAGCCAGGGTTGGCGATCTGCCAGTTCTTCGGGTCGCGGTGGTCGCAGTCCGGGTCCGCCTGCCACCAAGCGCCAAAGAACGACGGATCCTCAACCTCGCCGGCCGCGACCCGCTGCGCGTACTGGTACAGGCCATAACAGACCGAGTCCTGGCCCGTGGAATCCGTGCGCACCCCAGCAGTCGTAATCGCCAAGGTCAAGGCGTCGTAACGCGCGGCCTGCGCCAGCGTCATCACGTCCCAGAGTTGCCGATTGGGCTGCGCATGGACCTCGTCGAAACAGATAAGGCTGGGGCTGAGTCCCTCTTGGCGGAAGGCCTCAGACGAAAGCACCCGATACACCGAGCCAGTCGCCGGGATCTCAATGGCGTCCCGATACAACTTCGCCTGCGCCATCAGGTCCGGCGACATTTCCACCATCGCCTTAGCAGCACCGAAGACGATGCGCGCCTGCTCACGGTCAGCCGCGCACGAGTAGACCTCGCCGCCGCGCGGACCCATGAACAGGCCATAGAGAGCGATGCCAGAGCCGAGCGCCGACTTGCCGTTCTTACGAGGCAGGCCGACTAAGGCAACCTTGGCGCGAAGTCGCTTATCCGCACGTCGGGCAAAAATGTTGTCTACGAGTTTCTTCTGCCAAGGACGCAGCAGCAAAGGCTCGCCAGCGTGTCCGCCAACTGAGTCCTTGACCTGAGGGCACAAGGCCTCGATGAACTCGGCGACGAGGGGGCCGTCGCCGCGCTTGATATCCGCAGCCGGGACAGGGGTCAGGATGGCCGGCGGCCATCCTTTGATCTTGCGGGGTGCCATGCGCAGGAGGCTCCCTAGTTATTGCGCTTCGCCTGCAACTTCTCCAACGTCGAAGCGGCCTTGACTTCCGCCAGACCCAAGCGGGCACGGGCGGTGGGATTGAATCCGAGCTGGGTCAGCCAGTCAGCGATCTCACGGTTGAGTTCGCGCAGCTGCTTGCGGGCCTCAGTCGACGACTCAGCCACCGGGAGCAGACGCTCCCGCTCCTCAAGCGACTCCCGCAACATCGCTAGCTGCACCCCATCGGTGCGGGCAAACCAAGCCGAGCCCGCCTGCATGATGTCGGCGAACAGGTCAGCCGCCTGACGCTGAAACGGCTCTAGGTCAACGGGCTCAACCGCGACCAAAGCCCCGCGGTTGTGCTTGCCGGCGTTGAACGTGCCCGTGCGTCGATGCTGCTCGACTGGCTTTGGAGGTCGACCGCGAGGGGCCATGACGAAACCTCCAGGTCAAAGTCTGAATTTCGGAGCCGTATTTATTGGCATACGAAGCGGGTAAATAATTTGCGCATCCGGGCAGATTTAGACCCGGTCCCGGTCTATCCCAGGGGGAGGGGGCGGGCCCCCCTCGATGAGTTACACGAGCGGTGAGCCTTAGCGAGCGGGCTGGCCGGGTCACCTGGAAGCAAATGGTCAGCCGTCCAGATATCGCCAGGCTTGAGGGTGTCTATCCCGCAGATCCAGCACGGGCCTGGCGCTTGCCTGACTTGCCTAGCCCGCTTGGGGTAGTCGCCTGCGTAGTGGGGGCGTGGCCTCCGTTCCCTGGTTCGCTGCTTGGTGAGGCGGCAGGGCTCGCAGCGGGTGGCGTTGCTGGTCAACGATCCACAGTCGAGGCAGGGTCGGCGGATCACTAGCGTTCGGGGTACTCGTTGGGCTGCATCACTCTGGTCTCGCGGCGCGGGCCGGAGCGGGCGATGCGGTTGCGCTGGTCGAGGAGGGCGTCGGCCCATCGGTGCCAGTCGTCGTCGCGCTGCGCACGAAGGCTGGTGTAGA